TTTTTTGAGGCGCGACAAACTGACCTTAACTTTAGCATGAGTTTTGGTCAAGATTATCACATTAATGGGTTCCTCAAATAACTCTTTATCGACAAACATCACTGGTATTCCTTCACTCTGTAACAATGCTAGCAGATAATCATGCCTCATGTTCCTGAAGCGCCTATAATAAGAAGGAGCTCTGCCAGGTCTTAATGCTTTAACACAGTTGACGGCACAATCACTCTTAGTGTCAACCGTTATCACATGGTCCTTGATTTGGAGTTTAGAATAAACTTCAAATGTTTCCCTCTTCCTCAGGGCAATCATAGTGTCAATCATCATTGCAACCTGGGTGGAATCATAGTAAGGGTAGTGCGCTTGGCAAGCCCTCAGCAAAAACTCAACTTCTTCGTCATTGTAATCTGTGGCCCGTGAGATGTAACTGCTGTACAACACTTGGTTCGTCACGTTAGAATCACTCAACCTGGTAAAATGCTTCAGAAAAGCACGAACTGGGTCGACCAAATAACGTTTACCGGAGTGGAAACGACCAGCATGGTAACCTACTAACCCAAGATCAGAGGTGATCTTTACCTGCGTCACAGAAGGCAAATTTGCATAGGCATGGGGCGCCAGGTTAGTGATGACTCCGTGTATATCATCTCCCTTAGCGACGGTGACCATGGAGTCAGCATGCTGATAGAGACAAGAAATTATGCAGAGTTCCATTATGTCATTCCTGATCAAAGTGAAAGGGTCGCCTGAGCCCAAATTGAAAGAGACGTTTGAAGTGACTGAATCGGCTCCTCTGGATCTAAACTTGTAACGTCTACAATAAGCCAGATAGAACTGGAGAGTCTCATCATCACAGCCGGCATCTTTTGCGATGAGAATGAAAGCATACAGAAGAGACGCCGTATGAGAACTATCCTGTTTTGATATGTCGGCTTGCAGATTTCGCGGGCCATTCATTTCGGAAGCGACACCTAATTTCACGAGTTCCTTGGACAATTTATCGTCAGACATGCCATAGTCCAATATAACACCATCGCGCATCATCTTCTGAACGTTGAGGTAAAGCTTGGGCTGTTCAGTGGCAAAATGAGCGTTGAAAGCCTTGGAGTTAGCGAGAATAGATTGACCATAAGGTAAAGTGGCGGCAAATGAAGGTACCGCCTTGGCCTTAGTCTGTGTCTTGAACTCGGCATCAACGGTCAAAGTTTTCGCTGTTTCACCCAACGGTTCGGAAGAGATTATTTGGGCGAGTGCATTTGCTTCAGTCTCGGCAAGCCAGGCAGCCTGTTTGTCAACATCCAGAATAGTGTAGCTCTTGGAGTAATAACAGTCCCGGAAGCGCCCGTAAATTTTGATACCCTCAGTTATATCTTTGCCACCAAATCTGGAGGATTTGGTTGTGGCTATTTGTCTATCAACTAGATTTTTCATGGAATCAAAAGCAGACACATTTGACTGGATGGCGGCCAATTTACTCGACTCAGGTATATCATTCCGCACGTCAACTCTTTGAACGGGTGGCCCTGGAGGCTTGAAGGTGAACGGTCTTTTATTCTTTGCTGTGACCATATCAATTTCAGACGGCTCTGGTAAATCAAAGTTGGCGTTCTCCAGAGAAAAGTTGACGATCTCAGACCTGAGAACCTTAGAAGTGGCAGCAGGTTCAGGTGCAACCAGATCTGCCTTGGACAACTTCACCATGTGGCCGTCCAGAGCAAG